TTTATGGAATGCATCTTATCAACTATCTTATCAGTTGTCTATACCTTTCTTAATATATTTATATAGAACATCACTCGGAGAGTGTACAGTGCTATGGAATCACTAGGAGGATCGCTTATCAGTACTTATCAACTACACTTATCAACGTCTATAGGAAGGTTCTAGGTTCTTTCTCTGAGTGTCTGTATTGGTTCGGTAGCTTGCCTCTATGTACTTTTAGCATCTTTACTCTTATTGCCTCTATTGTCTTTCTATGCATTCGCTCTATATGTATTCTCTATATCTCTATACATAGTTATATCTTAGTACTTGCCTCTTATCATCCTTATCATATCTCTTATCACTATTCTTATACCTATACTCTTATTACTTTCTTATATGGTTCTTATCTATATGTTCTTATCAGTATTTATATAGATAGTTCTATAGATATATTCTTATATTAATATTTATTAGAAGTTTTTATCGTAGTTCTTATTCTATTCTATTCTATTAGTGCAACTTCAAATATTATCTATATATATTAATAACTTAGCATACCCCTGAAAACGTATAGTAATAGGTATAGAAGTATTAGTATTGATTAATTTATGATCACATGAATAAAATTATTTATAGAAAGTACTTGACGTATAAATTCTAACGTATTACTATGCACTCATACCAAGCGATGATGAATCTCTTGAGTTACTCTTTAAAGTATTTATTCATTAGTTCTTATCAGTGTACTAACTCAACAAGGTAATACACTATGATACGTTTACTATCTCATTCTTATTGGTATGGTTCGGCTTCTTATAGTTGGGTAACACATAGCTTTAATCAACGAGTTTACGATGGTATCTGTACTGAGTTTGAAATGTACATCATGGATGACTTCGGTAGCCTTGTACTAGTTTAATAGCTAGTACACTGATAAGAATTAAATTGAATAAATATGAAATTAAGTGTTGACATTAGAATCTTTAATGATTAAGATGACAACCATAGCAAACGAGCTAGGCTAGAGACAGAAGCTTCTAAGAGGTAGATGTTAAAGGTGAATCGTAAGGCAGTAGCAAGCCGTTAATGATGTAATGTGCTACATAGGCGGTGTAAGGTAAGCCAGAACAAATTACCTGAGCGGTGAATCCCGTCCTCTAGCCGATATTAGAGGGATGTACTAAGTCCTTTAAGGATAAACTTATTACACAAGTAGTAAGCTCTTATCGAACTAGGCTTTAAGGCGTTAAGTCTTTAATAATTCCGTAAGGATTTATATAGTTGTATTGGCTGCACTTGCAATCGATACAACGCTTATAAATCTTTCTAACCACGTACTAAGGAGTACATTATGTCTAAAGAAATTAAACTACGTAAGATCACTAAGGAAGACTTAGTAGAAGGTGCTGTACTGTATAGCTCAGAAGAGTATTTGCAGAGATTCCCCGACTCTAAGAAGGTGAATACAGTAGCTATTGCTGATCCGAATATGGAAGATATGTTTGGTAAAGGTGAAATCTATTTTAAAGAAAAGCATGCAGAGGGCTGTCGCTGTTATGCGTTTGACTATGCAATCCGATGGTTCTTGATTGAAGACAAGTAATCTTACAGCATGGTTGGTATAGCCGACCATGTTAATAAGGTTATTTAACACAACTACCGTAAGGTGAACACTATGAATCTATTAATTACTGTTGAAGATATTAACAAAGCAATCGCGTCTATCTCTAAACGTGGTAAGCAATTAGACAACGATATTCATGTTGCTGGTGTAAGTTGTCTTAAGCACTGTGATGCTCATGGTGATAGCACTTTGTTGGATAAGTTAGTTCAGGCTATGCCTAAAGGTTCACGTAAAGCAGCATTCTGTGAATGGGCGTTAGCGTATGGTAATGTACGTATGCTTGACCGTGAGAACAAAGCGGATAAAAGCGCTATTGAACAAGGTCGATTGTTCGCTAAAGATAAATCTAAAACCTATGATGAAGTAGGTGCTATTGCTAACCATTGGGTAGATTTTAAACCTGAACCAGATCTGTTAACGACTTTCGATGTTCATGCTCAAGTGGCTGCGCTTATTAGTAAGTACAATAAAGCGATTAATAAAGGCGTTGATATTGAAGGTAAAGCGGATGCAGCTAAAGAGTTGCGTACTTTGTTAAGTCAATTGGAAGTAGAGGCTTAGTATGGAACCTACTATTAAACAACTGCAAGACACTATTGCACAACTTAAAGAAGCGTTATTGTATTGGGACTATGTTGTAGCACAAGAGGGCTTGCCAGTTAAATTACCTATCACTAAAGTGATGGTAAGCGCTCAGAGTGGTCTATGTTACGTATTCTTTAAAAATTATACTACTCGGTTTGTTGGTGAAATGTGGGACCAGCTAAAGAATCCAGAAGGTACATCTCTATTCCCTGTCGAGGGTAAGGAAGAGTTCTTTAGATGGTGCGATAACACGAAATGGGCTAACCCTAAGCGTAAAGAAATGGCTGAACGATGTATAGCGTACTTACAAGCTAAACTCGATGCTGCGTTGCTTAAGGAAGGTGACACATGTTCTTAGGATTACCTTATCACTTCTGGTATGGTGCATGTTTAGCTATACTGGTTGTTATATTAGCTGAGATTGCAGCACGACAAAAGGATAAACGGGATGAAAGACCGTAAATACGACTACCAATCACATGCACATATACCTAGATGGGTCACTGTGAAGATTGTACCTTATCAAATGTCTAAGGTTGTTATGATTAAGTCGTCTATACATACAGACTGGAAAGATTATCGGGCACTCAGCCCTAGCTATTCGGATAATTGGCTAGATCATGAGATATTAAATGATGATGTCTTTCTCAAACATTTGGAGCGCTTTAAATGACAGTTGTCGAACAAGTACTTGTATTCTCTTTATGTATCGCTGCTGGATGCTTCTTATCTTATTTAATCTGTAAGGATTGTTAATATGTCACATATAATCTATGGTGCCGAACCTATTATGGCTGTAATTGCACAATGTCTTGAAGAGACCTTGCTATTACAACAAGGGCAGTACCCTATACACTATTCAGCTAATGCGGAAGAAGTCCCTAGTACGGGTAAACAAGTACATGCCATGTGGTTATGCGCTCATAACTTTGGTTCACCTTTCCTTGTGTATAGCGGTGCTAACGATGCAGATAAGTTATATTTAAGCCCACAAGTAAACTTACTGTACCGTGCTGTACACGATCATGATCACGCCTTTGCTTACGAGCTTGGTCGTGGCACAACTAAGTATGAAGATGAGCGCTATCTTAACTGCCTAATGGCTAAACGATGTTATGAGTTTGCTTTAGCTAATAAAGACATTGTGTTAGCTATGCAAGTGTTCTTTATAATGTACCATGACACTGTAGGGCAAGTAGAGTACTTTAAAGAGAAGGGTACTTTCTGCGAAGATCAACGTGCTGAAACAACACGCAGACTAGACGAGTGTGCAGGTTATCGTGCATTAAAACAGGGTCGTACTCGTGTTGCTAAAGCTTATATGTTAGGTTATATGGGGCAGTGTGGGCTATGAAAGGCGTACTTACAACTGGTTTATTCTGCTTAACGTATGTGGTGTTATCTGCATACGAATGGTTAGCTACTCCGAGTAAAGAAGAACATGGGCATACTTGAGTGGTTGTTTGTGATCCACTACTTTGTAGGTGCAGCGCTGTGTTTCTCTATATGGGCGCTACCTATAGCTAATAAGTGGAAAGTTATTATTCTATTCTATTTCATTCTAGCGATACCAGTGCTTAGCTGGTTATCTGAAAGTAAATTAAGGTGATGTTATGGACGTAAGACTTCAACAAGTTATTGAACAGTACAAAGATAAGACTACACCGATTCGTCTGTTCTATATGGATGATGACGGTACTGATTGGTTAGAAGAAAGTGGTTGTATCGGTTATGTTATTTACCCACAAGGTGCGGTATCTGCCCATGACTTTGAATTAGTAGGCGCTGGGACTGTACTGCATAATGCAATCGGTAAGGTTGTTGATGTGCAGACTGGACGTGTTCTATATCAGCACGGTAAGTACCAGAATCCAAACTTAGTTGTGTTCGGTAGTCATCTACATGGTTGGTCTGTAAAGACTACTGACGGACGTGTGGTAGCGTTCTATCGTACAAAAGGACCAGCTACCCGCTTAGCTAACTACCTAAATGGCTTGACTAACTCAATCTAGTATATTTATAGCAGCATTCTACATGGATGCTGTTAGTAAATATTCTCAACAACTCTAAAGGAGTTATACAATGACTAAACGTAATGCTTACCCTGTTGGTAAATTTGATAACGTAGCGTGGAACGGTAATCCTATCTACAACCATAAAGTAGAGCAGGTACTCCGTGCTGTGTTAGTACCTGATGCTTGTGTTAATAATGTTAATGCATTAAGTGGTGGGTTTACTTACAACCAACAACCTACGGACCATGTTCGTGTAGGTAAGAGTACGGTACGTGGTTGGTGCTTTGAACCTACAACAAACAGCTTCTTAATTCGCTTAGGTATTAAACCAAGTGCGTTATTGTTACGCTTAGCACAACAACATCTTAATGGTGTAATGCTGTTACGTGAACAAGGTGAGGACCTATTTATCCCATTCGCTGCGTTATATCAAGCTGCATACCTAGCCGTATTTAAACCTGAGCTACTTAACAAAGAACTCAATGAGTATGTTAGTAAACATTAACATTTTGCTGTAGAAGTAAAAGGAGCTAAATAATATGACTACTGAAAACAAATATCCTGATTTCTGTGTTGCTAACTATTCACCTGAACACTTTAAAGCTACTAAGAAAGTGTTAGCGGACTGTGGTATTGCGTTACGTTACATGATGCCAAAGGAAAGTTATGAGCAACATGACCCAGATAATCCTAAAGGTATTCGAGTTAAAGATAACGTTGCTACTGTGTGTGTTACTGATGGTGGTTTTGAACAGGCTAAGGCAGGGACCCCACTCACAATCAAAACTCGAAACATCTATCGACATGTAGGTAAACTAAATATCTTTAATAGTGTTGAATTAACAGACTATTCACCGAATGATAAGGTTATTGAACTTAAGCCGATGGTCGAATATAACCCATTCAGTGTAAAGACTTCACTGTTTAAGAAGTTCTTAATTACCCTTAAGGCTATCATCAATCACTTTCGTTAATAGGTAGAACATGTCAATTAAAGGTTATAGTGTTACACAAGCTTATGTTGATGAGCTTCAAGAACTAACTAACTATGAACAGCGTAAACGTGAACAACGTGAACGTAAAAACATTGTCAAAGAGCGTAAGCTGGATCGTCGCTCTAAGCGTGAGGCTAAACGAAATGCGTGGGCATAAGTATAAGGCAGGTGATCGGGTTTACCGTGTATTTGACTTTGTTGTCAATAAAGGTACAAAAGGTACAGTCTTTGAACATGTTGGCGGTGCTGTTATAGGTGTGCGGTTTGACAACGGAACTAAATGGTACTGTGGTCAAGATTCTATTAAACCTTTAGTGAGGATAGTTGGATGAAATTTGGTAAAGTTAAAGTAGGTATGCGTGTTCGTATCTCAAGTAATCCTAATGGTAACTCTTTTGAATCACACGTACATGGTCAAGTTGGTGTGGTATATGACAAAGAAGATTCCCATTATAATCATGTATTTTGGGATGGGCGCAGACGCTCATTAAGTTGTGCTGTGGGATTTATTGACGGTACTTTAGATTGGGGTTCACATTTAAACTTGGAGGAAGTTAAAGATGAAGCGTGAAAATTGTGTTGCAGGTCAGTGTGTTCAGGTTAAGAAGAAGGAACAAGATAACAGTTGGTTCCAACACCGTTATCGTGGTCAATTTGGTGTTATTCAACATGTGGATGATGACGGTGATGTACATGTCGAGTTCGGTGATGGTTCTATAGATTGGGGCAAGCCTCACGAACTTAAGAAGGTGAAAGGAGATGCTTCATAGCAGTGAATATTAGGAGGTAGTATGGATTGTGTAGATCATGGTAAAGCTGGTGATAAAGATGGTTACGGTAGTACCCAAGCCCACGAGTATAAAGGTGAGCGCAATAAATTGAAGCTACACAGATTAGCTTATTGTCGAGCAAACAACTTACACATTAAAGATATAGATGGAAAGGTTGTTATGCATACATGTGATAACCCACGATGTATTAACCCTGAGCATCTTGAGTTAGGTAGTGTTGCAGATAATCACCGTGATCGTGTATCTAAAGGACATTACTGTGGCTCACAATCTATACGCGCTAAACTTACAGATGCAGACATTGCATTCATTAGGGCTAACTATAAACCTCGTAGTAAGGTTTGGAATACCTACACACTCGCTAAGAAATTTGGTGTAGTACATCAGACTATTAGTGTAATTACACGTAATATGAGTTACAAGGAGCAGGTTAGTGTTACACAAATCTGAATGGCTTTGATCAAGCTAAGGCTGTACCATTAGGTCAGAAGCGTAGGGTATATCATGGAGCAGAGCAGACTAAAGCAATGGATGTTTACAACAACTTAGACAGTTGGTCATGTTGGTGTCATCGTTGTCATGAAGGTGGTAAAGTCTGGAAGACACACTTAGCTAGGGAGACATTAGTTCAAGCGCCTGCCATTAAGCACTTCTTGAACTATAAGCAGCTATGTACGCTTACAGAATTAGCTGAGAAGCACGAAAGTAAGTACAAACGTATGGTTGTACTACTACAAAGCAAAGGTGTCTCTACGACGATTCTACAGCCATATAGACCTATGTATAATTTAGAGGATGATCGGTTAGTGTTTAGCTTCGAAGGTGTTGACATCGGTAGAGATTGTACTGGTGTCTCACCTATGAAGTGGTACAAATACTATAAAGAGAATCCTAAGAGCTTTGTGTACTTGCAAGGCAAAAATCAATTCGATACACGAGAGCCTGTGGCTGTTACTGAGGATTTGTTTTCAAGTATGAAGATAAAACATTACTCAGGTTGCAGTGCAATGTGTTTACTAGGAACTAATTTTGAAGATGAAAAACTTAACTTCTTGTTATCACGTAAGACAATTCTCGCATTGGATGGCGATCTTGCAGGACAAACTGCTGAAAGGCTTATTAGTAATCGTCTTAGTCTTTTTGGCGTACCTTATTTACGGGTAAATATCCCTGATGGATATGATCCAAAGGATTTAAAACCTAATGAAATCAAACAATTATTCGGAGGTATTTAAGTAATGGCTATCTTACATGTTGTACCTAAGACGCCTGCTGAATGTAATCAGTTAGTGTCGTTATTACATTCTAAGAATATCCGAGAGATATCGGTAGCTGAGATTCACGTAGTTAAACCTAATATGTCTGTATGCGTCTGGTCTAGTATGCAAGAGTATGAGTTCGGGCGTAATGATGGTTTTGAAGAATGGTGTTCGTCACACTTAACAGTAAATCAATTAGCTAGTAAGTTGAAATAATTAGGAAATTTTATGTCTGACCGTGAACCAATTGATCGGAATGTGTTACATGCACTAAGTGATAAGAAGCGTTTCGATCTTCTTTATACGTCTGTACCTAAAGATATGTTAGACGCTAACACAGTCCGATTACTGGATTGGTTTGGTGTTTACTTTAAGGAGTATCCAGAACATCAATATGTAGACTGGTCTGCATTTGATACGCTGGTGAAACTTAAAGGTAACATGACGAAAGAGCAAATCACTGCTATGGCTGCGCTAACTACTTTGTTACGTAAGCCTGTGAGTGAGGATATTATCAAGAATACTTGTGACCAGCTTGAAGTACTACGGTTCGAAGGTGAAGTCGGTATGATACTTAAGCGCTTCCAGAGCGATGAGGAGATCGATTTAGCAAGTGAGCTTGAGGTAGCTACCCAAACACACAAACAACGTGTTACAACTCAAGTAGAAGCGCTTTGGTGCGACACAGATATTGCAGAGTTAATTGACTTATCTGCTGATGATAGTGGTTATAAGTTCGATTGTTTACCAGACGTTATCTGTGATGATCTTAAAGGTGTAACTGCGGGTAAAAATATTGCACTAGCTATGCCTACCAACGCAGGTAAAACATCATTATTCTGTGCGATTGCTAAGTCATTTGCAGTACAGCATAAGGACTTGGTAGAAGCTGGTGAGGCAGAGTTCCAGCCTATCTTGTACTTGATTAATGAAGGTACGGCAGAGGACATTATGCCTCGTATATATAGTACGGTGCTGGGTGTTGATAGCAGTAAGCTGTTCGAAATGCGTAAAGAGTTAGGTGGTGATGGTTTACGTGAAGCTTATAAGAAAGTAGTTGGACGTATTGATGCTATTCGATTAGTGAATATTCACGGTGCAACAACTGCTGATGTTAATAAGTTAATCAGTAAACATAAACCATTCTGTGTGATCACAGACATGACTGGACGTATTCGCTGTGTAGGTGCTCAAGCTGCTAACGATGTACAGCAGTTAGAAACAGTATGGGATACTATGCGACAGTTCGCAGCGATTCATAAAATGATTCATATCGGAAGTATTCAGGTGAGTGCTGAGGGTATGGATATGTTATTCCCCCCACTATCTGCATTACAGAACAGTAAAACAGGTGTACAAACTACACTTGACTTAGCCATCTTTGGTGGTGCTTGGATGCAACCTACAGAGGATATTGAGTACCAACGTGGTATCAGTACACCGAAGAATAAACTTAAACGTGCAGGTAAGAAATCATACCTCAAAGCTGAGACATTCTTTAACCCTGACTTAAACACTTGGAAATGATTATGAATAGATGTAAAGCTGGTGATCTAATTGAAGAATACTTAGCTAAGACTAAGAACCCTGTGCAGCTTGTCAAACACTTTGATGAAGTACCTGAGAGCAAGATTGCATATCCTTTAATTGGTCAGATTAAATACGACGGTGTTTATATTCTTATCATTATGCATAATGGTATGCCTAAAGCTTACAGCCGTACAGGTAAGGAATACTACCGAGAGCTTTATGAGACCGACTACTTTATGAGCATCTATGGTTTAACTGATGGTGTTTACATAGGTGAGCTAGTTGCGCCTACAATCACTTTAGAGGAACTTTCTGGTCTAGTAAGTACCAACCGTAAGGCAGGGTGGGGAACAGCCGATATAGAGGCAATGGATCAATCCTACGTGATGTTACATGATTACTTGCACTTTGATGAGTTCTTATCAGGTGGTTCTGTGCGTTATTATACTGACCGCTATGCGGAGTTATCACGCATCTTAGAAATTGCTCAATGTAGTCTATACCTTGTAGATAATACAATCATTAGTTCGAAAGAAGATGCTGAACAGTACGCTGATACACAGATTAAGTTAGGGCATGAAGGTGCTGTGTTTAAACAAGACCTTGATTGGATAGCTGGTCATAAAGGTTATCGGGCAATGAAGATTGTTCGTGGTCTGCATCTCGATCTACTTTGTGTAGGAGTTGAGTATGGTAAAGGTAAACGTGCAGGTCAAATTGCTAAGCTTAAATTCTCTTATAAGGGCAATGTGTTCTCCGCAGACTTGGGTAAAGGATGGACTGATGAGCGTCGTAAAGCACTCACAAGCCAATATGAAGCTTTAGAACATCCTGATGCGTTGTCAGAATGGAATCCAGTAGGTAAGATTTGGGAAGTTAAAGCACTTCAAGAATCAAGTACAGGTAAAGCATTAAGATTACCTAAAGTGGTTCGTGTACGTGAAGATAAGGAGGAACCTGATGCTTGAATGGTGGAATGCTCTTGAAGGGTGGCAACAAACACTACTGTTTATATCTGTAGTAGTGTTCCTAATTAGTCGTTAATTGGGTACTGTAAGTAACTGATTTAGTAGTTAGTTATTTGAAGTTGTACTAATAGAAGGAGATATAAATATGATATTAAATATTATAAATATAACTATAATAATATACATAAGTAATATTATAGTATTCTTATTTATACTTCTTCTTATAAATATACTTAAAGGTAAATAATATGGAGGTACTATGCTAACCGACTGTATAGATCATGGTAAAACTAAATCACTAAGTCCAGAAGGTTATGTTATGGTACTTAATCCATATAAGAAACCTAGAATTAGTAGACTACATCGCATTGTATACTGTCAGTCTAATAATATACATATGCAAGATATTGAAGGTTTAGTTGTGAGGCATAAGTGTGATAACCCTAGATGTGTTAATCCTGAGCATTTAGAGATCGGCACACTTGCGGATAACAATAAAGATCGTGCTAAACGTGGTCGATCTGCTAAGGTTGTACCTTCGAAACATAAGCTTACTACTGAGGATATATCCACTATACGTAGTAGGTACATTAAAGGTAAAGCAGGAAATATAACCCTAATGGCTATGCTGCATTAGCTAAGGAATATAACGTAGATGAGAAAGTTATATACAACGTTGTAAAACACAAAGGTAGATATGCATGAAACATAATTGGATTATTCTGGATTTTGAGGTGGAGAACTACGAGTACTGTGGATCGCTGGCTAGTCCACATTGCCCTGAGAACTATGTAGTAGCTGCTGGTTGGGCGTGTGATAATGGTTTAGTTAAATCTGAATATTATACGGAACCTGATCAATGGGTAGCATCTACAGCATTTGATGAAGACTTATTAAACTCTAAGGTATTAGTAGCACACAACTTATCTTTCGAGTTACACTGGTTACTTGCAACTAAGTTTGAACTTCTTAAGCAGTTCTTAAATAATGGTGGACGTGTATTCTGTACTCAATATGCAGAGTTCTTAATTACACATCAAACTGAAATGTATCCTAAGCTTGAAGATTGTGCTGTTAAATACGGTGGTACTAAAAAGATTGATGCGGTTAAGTTACTTTGGGAACAAGGCTATAAGACTTCTGAAATCGACCAAGCATTATTAATGGAATACTTAGCTGATGAGCATAGCGGTGACGTAGCGAATACACGTCGAGTATGCTTTGCCCAAGTAGCGTACATGCAAGAAGTTGGTATGTATGAGATGGCTAAGCTGCGTATGGATAGTTTATTATTTAATGCTATCGCAACGTATAACGGCTTGTATGTAAACATGGATGTAGCTAAGAAGAACATGGATGAGCAGTACAAACGTATTGCAGAGTTACAAGAAGATGTTCGTAGTTATCTACCGAAAGATTTACCCGATGAGTTAGAGTTCTCATTCACTTCTGGTTATCATATGAGTGCGTTCTTATTCGGTGGTACTATCACCTATGATAAGAAAGTTCCTTATGATCCTCCTAAATTTGAACAGATTGAAGTCTACGAAATCACAGGTGAGGATGGGACAAAGCATTATGTAGAACCTACTGATATACTGGATGTATCCTATCATAATGTTACTGTGTATAAAGCTGGTAAGAATAAAGGATTACCTAAGACATTTAAGATTGACTCTAAGATTGAAAAACTTAAATGGGGTAAAGGAACATACCGCTTTGAAGGTTTGGTAAACTTCAATGAACTACCTAAGCATGTATCAGAACAGTTCACAGGTGATCGTGCAGAGTTCAAAGGTAAACGTGTACACACAGCTTGTGGTACTCCTGTATATTCAACAGGTGATGATGCTTTAGATTTAGTAGCCAAGTTCACAGAAGCAGCACAGCCGTTACGTGACATGAAGAAGTTAATCAAAGATACTACGACATATTATCTTGTTGAAGATGATAAGGGTAAGCAGTCTGGTATGCTTCAATATGTTGAGCCAAATGGAATCATCCATCACCAATTAAACAACTGTGCAACCGTTACAGGTCGTTTATCTGGTTCAAAACCGAATCTCCAGAACGTGCCTAGAGATGGTACGAGTAAGGTTAAAGAGATGTTCGTGTCTCGTTTTGGTAGTGATGGTCTTTTAGTTGAGTGCGACTATAGCGCTCTTGAGGTAGTAGCTTTAGCTAGTATTTCAGGAGATAAGAACTTATTGCAACAGCTTTTAGATGGTACAGACATGCACTGTTATCGTTTGGCTGGTGCGCTTAATGAACCTTATGAGGTTGTTTATGATAAATGTCATAACAAAGAACATCCTGAACACAGGAAGTACAAACAATTACGTACAGACATTAAACCACGCGCTTTTGCTAATCAGTATGGTGCTTCTGCTATGGGCATTAGTTTCAGTACTGGATGTTCTCTTGAAGAGGCAGAACAATTTAAAGAGACAGAACGAAAGTTATTTCCAGAGTCCTCTACGTTTTCAGAACGCATCGTCCGACCACAGGTTGAACAGAACGGATTATCTATGCCGATGGAATCAGAATTGGTTAACGGCATATGGAAACACTTTCGTCGCGGATTCTTCAAAGCACTATCTGGCACATGCTATAGCTTCCGACAATTCCCGAAATATGTTAAGGGTGTTGGAGAGAAGTACGATTACAAAGACACACAGATAGCTAACTATCCAATTCAAGGTGAGGCATCTTTCATTGTACAGTGTGCATGTGGTCGAGTCATTCGATGGTTAATTGAGAATGATTTCTTCGGAGGGAAGGCACTACCTATTAACACCGTCCATGACTGTATCCAACTTGATTGTGCAGATCGTGAGACGGCTATTATGGTAGGTACTAAGGTGAAAGAGATTATGGACTCTACGCCAAAATGGATGACAACACGTATCCCAGCCTTAAAAGAATGGAGATATGATACAACACCGTTCCCTGCTGAATTGGAGATAGGTTCTTCAATGATGAATAAGGAGACATTAGATTAGGAGATAATATGTTTAGTGCAGAACTACGGGATGTATTCGAGTATGATGCTTTAACTGGTCGAATCATTCGTAAAGTTAGAACAGGTAATTATGCTGCCAATACAGTATGTGATAGCTTATCTAATCAAGGTTACATTAAGGTAACTTATAGAGGTAAACAAATGTTAGCACATCGCTTAGCGTGGTTCTTACACTACAACGAACAACCTCCACAACAGATTGACCACATCAATTTGGACAAGACAGACAATCGGTTAAGTAACTTACGAGCAACTACTACAAGTCAGAATCAAATGAATATCAAAGTTCACAAGCATTCTACTACGGGTATCAAAGGTATTATGCCTGTGCGGGGTGGTAAGTTATTTCGTGCAGAAGTATGCTTAAACGGTAAACGTTATCAGAAACACTCAAAAGATATTGAAGTACTAAAGCGTTGGGTAGTAGTCAAACGTGAAGAACTTCACAAAGAATTTGCAAGCCATTAATACTCAGGAGTTTAATTATGAACGCATTATTAGCACAAGCAGCAGCAGCAATCGAAGCAGGTAAGGTACAATTAGACATGACTGAAACTACAGCAGGTGGTTTTGAGAAACGTCTGCTAGGTGAAGGTACAGCGATTGTACAGTTCACACAATATATTGATCATGGTATTCAGAAACAGAAACCATTCAAAGGTCAGCCTAAGAAACCAGCTAAGACAGCTTCTTTAGGATTCCACATCCTTGCAGGTATTGGTACTCTCCCTGATGGTACAAAAGAACCATACGTACAAGACGGTAAGCTTGAAAAGATTCGTACACGTTTTGACGTTGTTTTACACCAAAACGAAAAATCTAACGCTGTTAAAATCTTCAATGCATTGAACTATGCTAAGGATGCAACACACTTTGTACAGAAACTTGGTAGCATTTACTTATTATCAATTGGTATTGAGAAAGGTAAAGATGGTAAGGAATATAACACTTACGACTTCTCTCAACTACAGAAGCCAATTGCTAATGCAATGACTGGCGCTATGTATGAAGCAGGTAAGGATGGTGTAGCAGATACTCCAGCAGAGGAATATCAATTGTTCTTGTGGGATGCACCTACTAAGGAACAGTGGGATTCTATCTACATTGAAGGTGAGTATGATAAGAAAACTAAGGATGCAAATGGTAATGAGGTTGTCGAGAAGAAAAGTAAGAACTTCATCCAAGAGAAAATCCGTAGTGCTACTAACTTTAAAGGTTCACCAATCGACCTATTGTTGATTAGTCAAGGTGAGGATTTACCAGCACTTGAGGCTGAGGTGGAAGACTCAGACCCTAATGACCAACATGTTGAGGAAGATAAGACAGATATTCCAGCAGTTCCCGTAGCAGACATCCCAGCAGTTCCAGCCGTTTAAGTCTACTTACAACCAAATTATAAGCCTCCTTCGGGAGGCAACCTCTAGGAGATTACATGTACACTTATATCGAAGATGAAGACTTTCAACCAGCAACACCAATGAATTGTCCTAATTGTGGATTAGTAGCAACTTATACTGGAACTTGTCATTACTGTGGGGAGAAGTGTGAATGAGTTTAAATGTTGAGAGTAACCGTGCAACAGGTCGTACAACTCGTATGATCCTAAAGGCTGCTGAGTATTTAGTTAAATACCCTGACAGACGTGTTGTAATTGTTAGTCATGATCATCGATCAACACATTGGATGAAACAACATGCCGAATCGATATTGAACCAACAGTTAGCGCAACGTATGGATTACATATCAGTAGAACGTACTATTGGTATAGATATTCGGAAGGAGAATTACTTCTTTGATCATCACTGCTTCTATGCTAAACGTCAGAGATTGATTTCTGAGTTAGAATTTGTTAATAAACATTATGGACGTTGGGATGAATAATATTCTAGCACGCTTTGGCGTAACCTCCGACAGTATTTCTAAAGTGGATACATACAAAGCAGGTCATCAAGGAGATGTGTTATTACATGATGGAGATAGCGACTGCTACTACGTATGTACTCAGTATCGTAAGATGCAAACTATTCTTAATAACTTCGAGATTGCTATTCAGGAAAAGATGTTCTTAACAGGTGCGACAACTGCACGAGTTCATTTAACTCCGACAGGTTGTGCTAAGAACGGACGTCATTTACTGAATACAGTTAAACCGTATCAAGGTAACAGGGAAGGTAAACAAAAACCTGCTAACTTAGAAGAATTACGCAATATTGCACCTGATTATTTCAAAGATCATCCTACGATCAAGGTGTTCAGCCACTATGATATTGAAGCCGATGATGCGTTAATGATTGATCATTACCATTATCAAAACGGTATCTTAGTAAGTGCGGATAAAGATTTGCAAATATCCCCACACAAATCCTATAACATGGATGAAGGTAAATTTGAAACGCTACTTAAAGGTGATCGTTTTGGATGGATTGCTAAGAAAGAATGGTTGACACCAAGTTTAAAACCTGCATCTAAAATCGTTGGTAAGGGTACTCGTTTCTTTTTAGCACAGATGATTATGGGAGATGTCGCGGATAATGTTAAAGGGTTGATTAAACTAAACGGAAAATCCTGTGGAGAAGCAGCGGCTTTAGCCTTACTTAAAGATGTTAAGGAGGAGGTGGTCGCGGTTAATTTGGTATTAGATGCATATAGAGCCATAGATCAAAACCCGATACCAGAAGCCGAGGCGCTTTGGTTGCTACGTAATAGGGAAGATAGTGCTTATAAATATCTAATGGAACATGAATTATCTAAAGATAACTTACACTTCTTAGAAGATTGTTATCACGAACGAATTTGGAGGAGAGAACCTGATGAAGACTCCTTGTATTGATCACGGAAGACGTGGTAATCGGGATGGTTATACTATGTGTAAAGTTACTGGTGTAACTCGTTTAATGCACCGTGTAGTATATTGTGACCATAATAAAGTACCTTATGATAGTATTAAGGGTCTACTAATTAGACATAAATGTGATAACCCTAGATGTATTAATCCAGAGCATTTGGAAACAGGTACTGCACAAGATAATTCGAATGATATGGTATCTCGTAATAGACAGGCAAAAGGATTAAAGCACGGTATGACTAAGTTGACCGTAGAGCAGGTTAAATATATTCGTGCGAACTATAAAGCGTGGTGTCCTGAGAACGGTGCTAAAGCTTTAGGTTTAAAGTTTAACGTTTCTCCAACGACGATACGTTTAGTACATAAAGGATTGAACTGGAAGTGTATTGGAGAGTACGCATGACAGCACGTAAGATTTCCAGAGGTCAACTAAGACCTATCGCTATGAAGCTCTATAAAGAGCAAGGTGAGAAGTGTTTACTATGTCACAAGCCGATTGACTTTACTAAGATGGGTAGAGATTCAGATTACGCAGTGGACCATGACCACGTGACAGGTTTAATACGAGGTACACTTCATCGTTCTTGTAACGCTGGTGAAGGTAAGGTAATTAATGCAGTAGGTTCTTGGGGCAGTAAGTCTAAAGAGCATGCAGCAATCCGAGAGTGGTTGCAGAATCTACTTAATTATTATGATTATTGTGATGCACATCCAACGACTATGATTTACCCGAGCCATAAAACAGCCGATGAGAAGAAAGAAGCTCAGCGTGTGAAGCGAAATGCAGCAGCACGAAAAGCACGAGCAGTAGTTAAACAACGTAAACAGAAAGGTGAGTAATTTATGTCTAAAGTAGTATTCAGCAGTTTAAAAGAATGGAAACAACGTGCCCTTCGTATGCACTTTCAAGGTCTAACTAGCTCAGAGATTGCTACAGAGTTAGGTATTTCTGATCGAACTATTCGAGATAACATTCAGAAGTTAGCTCATCGTGTTGACAAGAGTGTAGCATTGAAGCCACGTAAGCCTACAATCTTTGTAATTGGTGATACTCAGGTTAAACAAGGTATTAGTCTTGACTATATCCACTGGATTGCAAACTATATCAAACTTAAACAACCTGACATTATTGTACAGATTGGTGATCACTACGATATGGCATCGTTAAGCACATATGATAAGGGACAACTTAGTGCAGAAGGTCGTCGATTCGTATTAGATATTGAGGCAGGTGATGAAGCACTAGGTATCATTGAAGATTATATCCGATCTGTTAAAGGTTATAACCCACGTAAGGTTGTGGTGTTAGGTAATCATGAAGATCGTATTGATCGTTTTGTTAAGACTCATCCAGAGTTTGAAGGTCTGATTGGTACAGATAAATTAGCATTTCACGATTATGGTTGGGAAGTTATCCCGTTCTTAAAACCACATAACATTTGTGGTATTCACTTTGTACACTACGTGATTAACGTGAACACGGGTAAGCCACTAGGCGGTAATCTTGATCTACGTCTTAAGACAGTTGGTGAATCTTTCGTAATGGGACATCAACAAATGTATGCTTATGCAGAACGTCAATTACCTATGACAGGTCGTAAACAGTTTGCAGCAGTGGTTGGTGCATGTTATGTACATGACGAGCCATATAAAGGTTGGCAGGGCAATCACCACTTCCGAGGCTGTTTAATGTTGTATGGTTGTGTTGATGGTTACGCTATGCAGAAGAAAGTTGAACTTGAACATATGCGAGAAATTTACGAAGGAGAGCATGCTTAATGAGTTATAAAGTCGGGTTAATTGGACTTGCTGGGGCAGGTAAAGATACAGTAGCAGTTATATTACAAGAAGCTTTAAAAGAGGTTGGTCAAGCATTTGAAATTGATCGTTATGCAAGTATCCTTAAAGAGGCAGCACGTCAAGTGTTCGGAGAGAACTTTGATGATCGTGATGTGAAGGAAGTGGATAAGTTTGTAGATTTATCTTTAGCTGATAAGATTATTGATGCTACTGATTATGTGTACCTTAAGCTTAATAGGTCTGACATAGACTTAGATGAATGGAATGCTTTATGTCAAAAACATATTGACTCGTGTACTTGGATGAGTCCTCGTAAGTTCCAACAACTATTAGGTACAGAAGTAGGTCGTGCGATTGATGAAAACATTTGGGTTAATTACCTTAAGAATCAAGACCGTAACCTAATCATCCCTGATGTTCGTTTCGGTAATGAGGATGTGGACTTCAATATCCTAATTACCCGACATCCAGTACCAAAAGGTAAACTACATGCATCTGAGGTATTTGCGGCTGAATTACAGCTATCAGATAACCCTTACGATTATGTAGATTATGTAATTCATAATGATGGTTCTATTGAAGACCTCAAACGTAAAGTTCAACAGTTAGTAAACAAAATTAAAGTTTAGGAGATATAATGTCTGATCTATACCAACGCCAAGTAGCTCTTGAAGAATCATACAGTCACGATAGTATCATTGCTGGTCAGAAGCAGGTACTAGATGCATATCAACAAGGACGTGCTGCGGACGTAGGTACAGGTCGTATCCTATTAGCTAAAGCCTTTGAAGTTGGTGTAGAGGCTTTAAATGCAGTTAAGAAACAAAAGATTCGTGGTGTTGGCGGTAAATACTTAAAATTACTTTCTATCGCTGATCCAGAAGTTTTAGTAATGGCTGCATTACGTGATATTATTAATGCATGTGCTGTACCTGAACCAGTGTCTATGCAGAAAGTACTTACGGGTATTGGTCGTATGATTGAGTCAGAGTCTATGTTGGTATTTATGCAAGAGTTAAACCCTGCATATACTGACAAGACTATCCAGTATTTAGACAACACAGGTACAAAATCAGTTACTCATCGGTATCGTACATTCTTAGCAGGTTCTAAAGCTATTCAACTAGATTGGGAACAGTGGTCACAAGAAGAGCGCATAGGTGTAGCTAAGTTATTAGTAAGTTGTTTATATGAAGCTACAGGGTTATTCCAATGGGCTAAACTAGATAGCGGTATGTACCACATTAAAGCTTCTGAATCCTTAGCGAAGCACTTTCAGGATGCAGCGAGTGCAGCGAGAGCAGTTGTTAAATATCCTCCTATGTTGATCAAACCTATGGATTGGGAAGGTCAGTATAACGGTGGATATTTAACTGAATGGTTTAAACATAACTCACCTATGTGTGGTATTCGCTTTATTAAGAAAGAGCATAAGCAATGGGTTATTGATAACTTAAATAATGGTGCAGAACCAGTTAAGGCTGCAATGAATAAAGCACAGTCTGTACCTTACCGTATCAATAAAGACATCTTAGCAATCTTACGTAAAGCAGTTGCTATGCGTGTAGGTATTTTAGGTTTACCAAGCTATCAACCTGCACCGAAACCTGCATTTCCTTTTACCGAGGATTGGTTAAAGTCGGAGGCTACCGAGGAAGAATTAGATCAATTCCAGTTCTGGAAAGGTTTAATGAGTTCATGGTATACACAAGAAGCTAAACGTGTTGGTCGTCAACATGGTATCTTAAGTCGTATTCAAGAGTTGGTTAAATATCAGGATGAAGAACGTTTATACTTTCCAACATTTATTGATTGGAGAGGTCGTCTTTACTTCCGCAGTAGTATCAACCCTCAGTCAAACGATTGTATTAAAGGTTGTCTTGAGTTTGCAGATGGTAAACCTCTAGGTAAAACAGGACTTAAATGGTTAAAGATTCATGTTGCAAACTGTTGTGGTTATGATAAACATGATCCAGATTTGAAGGAGAAGTGGTGTGATGATAACTGGAACTATATTAAGAACTTCATTAATAACCCTTTCGATGTGGATGCACCTGAACCCGACACAGCATTTACCTTATTACAAGCAGGTCTTGCTCTCCAAAGTGCCCTCGCACTTCCCGACCCCACCACTTACGTTTGTCATGTCCCCGTTGCTATGGACGCAACTTGTTCAGGACTCCAACATCTCTCGGCACTTACTAGAGATGAAGTTGGCGGGCTTTACACGAACTTATTAGATAATGGTGAAGATCAGAAGTCTGATATCTATATGCGTGTAGCGCACGTAGCGGATGAGTCTAAGTTAGAATTAGCTGATTCTCCTGCTGTACGTCAGTATTGGGCTGATAAACCTATTAGTCGTAATATGGCGAAGAAACCTGTGATGACTTACGTATATGGTTCGAAGTTATTATCAACTATTCAAGGCTTAGCTAATGATATGTATGAAGCGGGTATGGATGAGATTCAGTTAGATGGTAAGACAGTCTTCACTTACAACCGATTAGCTAAACCAGTTGGTAAGGCATTACGTAAAGGTGTTGAAGATACTGTACCTAAATCTGCTGAGATGATGAATTACTTGCAGAACGTTGTACGTAAAAATAAAGCGGATGCTATGCGTTGGTTTAGTCCCGTAGGTGTTCCTGTTGTGAATTGGGCAGAAGGTATGGTGACTAAAACTGTAGCAATTCGTTCGATGGGTATTAACAACATTGCATACCGTTATCCAGATAATCAATATAATACCTTAAGAGCAGCTAATGGTATTGTACCTAACTTTGTACATAGTATGGATAGCAGCCACTTATGTTTAACTATCTTAGACTTTGACGGACAAGTTCTACCGATTCACGATTCATTTGCGACGCATCCTAGTAATGTGGAATCTATGCACATCTCACTACGTAAAACATTTATTGATATGTATACTCAGTTTGATATTGAAGACTTCTTAAAGTTCAATGCGATTGATCTTGAAGAATATGAATTACCTATTACAGGTAATTTAGACTTACAAGAAATTTCTAAATCACGTTATATGTTTGGTTAAACATGGCTCACATACTTTCGAGTATGTGGGCTTTTTTTTTTTGAAGTTGCACTTATAGAAGGGAAGAAACTTTATTTGAAATTGTACTTATAGAAGGAGAGAAGAAATGAGTGCAAGAGACATTCCATTATTCACTCAAGAGCAATATGATTACTTAGATAAGTATTGTTTTGCAGAGAATACAGAACTACTTACACCAGAGGAATTAATATATAAAGCTGGTCAACGTAGTGTAATGTATAAGATACAAACATTGATTAACCAACAAGGTCCTACATTGGTCCGTAAGGAGATTACACGATGAGCTGGTTAAGTAAAGCTTTAGGTAGTGTTATGAGTATATTTGGTATTGGTGGGCAGGATGACCTCGGAAAGAAGTATGAGGAAGAAATGCGTCGTCAAGCAGAATCTCAGAAACTCCAACAGGCTAACGAACAGAAAGAAGTAACACAATTTGATGATACAGGAGGTACTACCTTCACAGGTGCAGACGGTCCTCGTAAGAAACGACCCACAGGTGGTTATTCAAGCTTAGGGATTAATGCTTATTAGGAGGTTTTATGAAGTCCAAAGGAAATGATTTTACAAAGACTATTCGAGCTTTGTACGATGAATACACGGACGATTCTTTAAAAACAAGATTAGAAATGTATGCACTTTGGACTCTACCTAGCGTGTTCCCAACAGGTGAGATTACGGTAGATAATGGAAATGCTGAGATTGAGCATGACTACCAAAGTGTAGGTGCATATCTAGTGAATCGGTTAGCGTCACGTTTAGCGAGTACGTTATTTCCCGTAAGCACATCTTTCTTTAGAATCGAACCTAGTCAAGAGTTGAAAGACTTAGTTGATAAACGTGGTACAAGTACCCTTATCGACTTAGAGAACAAAGCTTGTCGTCGTTTATTCTTTAACGCATCTTATGCACAGATTGTGCAAGCACTGCGTTTACTTATTATCACTGGTGAAGTTTTATTACTTCGTAGAGATAATCGCCTACGTGTTTTTAGTTTAAAGAATTATGCGTTACTACGCAACAATGTAGGGGAAGTACTTGAGATCATCACACGAGAACCTAAACGTTATCGGGAATTAGATGCTGAGACTCAGGAACTACTACAAGATCGTAACGAGGACGAAACCCTTGATCTTTATACTAGAATCCGTAAGCGTAATATCAATGGGGTAATCTCATGGAAGATTACACAAGAAATAGATGGTGTACGCTTACCAAACTATGAAATCTACCGAGATAAGTTATGCCCATATATTCCTGTAACGTGGAGTTATATGAATGGTGATGCTTACGGTCGTGGTTACGTAGAAGAGTACGCAGGTGACTTTGCTAAGCTATCTGAACTCTCACAAGGTTTAACAGAGTATCAGATTGAATCATTAATTATCCGTCATGTATATAATGCACAGGGTGGTTTTGATGTAGAATCTGCTGTGAACTCACGTAACGGTGATTGGATTAGTGGTAACGTTAATGCTGTACAGAACTATGAATCTGGATCATATCAAAAGATGAATGAGGTTCGATTAGGTTTAGAAGCTATTATGCAACGTCTAAACGTAGCGTTCATGTACACAGGTAATATGCGAGAAGGTGATCGTGTCACAGCCTACGAGATTGCACGTAATGCTGATGAAGCAGAGCAAGTCCTCGGTGGTGTGTACTCACAACTATCTCAGAATATGCATTTACCTTTAGCATATCTATTACTTTATGAAGTTCGTAAAGACTTTATTCAGGCGATTGATAGACAAGAAATCGAATTAAATATTCTAACTGGTTTACAAGCATTATCACGTAGTTCAGAGAACCAAGCTTTATTAGTAGCAGCGAATGAGATTGCTACAGTTGCCCAAGTATTCTCACAAGTAAGTAAACGATTTAATCTTGATGCTATTGTAGACAAGATTCTACTTTCTAATGGTATTGATATTTCAGAGATTACATACAGTGAAGAAGAAATGAGAGCTAAGGCTATGGAAGAACAACGTGCAGCAGAGGCACAGCGACAACAAGTAATACAACAAGCTGGCGCACAGTTAGGTGGTAATCAATTAGAAAATACACAGGCTGCTCAATTGGCAGCAGGTATTCAATAGGAGTATTTATGAGTGAATTTAATACAGGTGGTCAAGGAAACCCTCAAGAAAATACACCACAAGGTGGACAAGGTAATCCAACATCACAAGAATTTAATCAAGGTGGACAAGGTAACTTCCAACAGCAATTTAACCCTAACTTTAATCAGGGTCAATTCGGGTTCCAACAGAACCAAGCTTATCAAACACCACAAGTTAATCCGACACCTGCACCAGTTGAAGATAAAACGACTACTCAACCAGCTAAGGTATACACACCAGAAGATTTCGCAGGTGATAGTCCGTTGGATGTTAGCATTAAGGTTGTATCGGCTAATGCTGGATTAAGTGAAGAAGCGTTCGGAGCAGCTATTAAGAATGCTGTACAGTACGGTAATGCTGACTTAATTGATATTGCAACATTAACTAAGGGTTTAGAACCTAATATTGCAGCGCAGGTGGTAGCTACGGCTCAGGCAGCTTATCAACATGCTACTCAACTTAAAGCACAGATTACACAGAAAGCACATGCTGCTGCTGGTGGTGCTGAGCAATGGCAAGAAGCTATTAACAGTTTTAACACATCCGCACCTCAAGATATACGTGGTTACGCCATCTACCTTGAGAGTATTGGTAAACAAGATGAAGCTATCCAAGTTATTATGAACCATGTTCGCGGTACTGGTCTAGTTAATTCTAACAACGGTGCATTGATCAATGGCAGTACTGGTGGTACAGGCGGTAAAGCTATGTCACATCAAGAGTTCTTGGTCGAGTGGGGTAAATTAGATCGTCAATATGGACATCAATTATACTCAAATAAAGAGGCACAGTTAAAGATTGCTGATTTGCAGCGTCGTCGTGCTTTAGGCAAACAACAAGGTATTTAATAGGAGATTATAATATGGCAGGTGCTAATTACTTCGCAGATGGTTCAACACGCTTTCACTGGGGTGGTGATGAATCTAATATCGACCAACATTTAGAAATTTATGAAGGTACGGTAGATACTCAATTCGAGTATACACAAATTTTCAAATCATTGTCAACACAGAAATCTGTGGCTGAACGTTCTAACCAAATCCGTATTGATCGTTTAGGTGCTTCTCAAGCATTATACCGTCAATCTGGTGAAGACATTCTTGACCAACGTGTTAAGTCTGATAAACTTAACGTAGTTGTAGAGGCTATGCTGTATATCCGTAACCCTGTCGATAAGATGGATGAATGGACTGCACCTAGCTTCTGGACTGAGATGGGACGTAACAATGGTACTACTTTTGGTTTAGAGTACGACCAAGCACATATCATCCGCTTACAGAAAGCCCCAGCTTGGGTGGCACCTGCTCACTTGAAAGAGCATGGCGAGTTCCATGACGGTTTCTTCGTTCCTGTAACACTTAAGGGTGGTGATAACTTAACTGATGCTGAGTTAGAGCAGAATGCTTCTGCACTTGTGAAAGCTCATGCTAAAGCTCGTGATACATTAGCTAAACGTCGTGTACCTTTAAGCGACATGGTTACTTTAGTTGATGTAGACATTTTCTCAGCATTACTACACCATCCTAAGTTAATCAACAAGGATTACACAGCAGATAATGGTGACTTCGCTAACCGTCGTGTGGTTAATGTGAACGGTATCCCTGTAGTAGAGAATACTGCATTCCCTACAGCAGCTATCACTGGTCATGGTTTATCTACTACTGAGAATGGTAATGCATTTGACGTAACTGCTGATGAGATTAAAGGTCGTATGATCATCTTCTCTAAAGCGTTATCTCTCGTGACTGTAACTGCTCAGGAGTGGACTGTTGAACCGTGGTATGACCCACGTTCTAAGTCTAAGATTCTTGACTGCTACTCTATGTTCACTGTAGATGTACGTCGTCCAGACACAGTTGGTGTTGTTCGTATTACCGAACAAGTTACACCTTAATAATAATAACATGGAGGGCTTAACGGCTCTCCTTTCTACTTAGGAGATTCAAACTATGGCAGGTGCATTATGTGAACCAATCGTATCTTTAGCATTAACTCAAACTTCTGAGGATACAGCTATCGCAGATACACAAGCACAGATGGCTGTGTTATTAGAGCAGGTACGTGCGTTACAGGCTAAGGTAGAAGAACAGGATAAAGCTCCAACACGTTCTAAGACAGCAGCTAAAGCTGAGTAATAGGAGGTGATATGGCTGGTGCTATTGGTCCACCGATTGTTTCAGAAGCTATTACAGGTGGTTCATCTGATCCACAGTTGGATGCTATTCAAACTTCTATTGATGAAATAAAGACTGCGGTTGCCGCAGTTAAAACGGTTGTGGATTCGAACAAGACAGAGATTGCTACAGTTAAAACTAACGTAGGAACTATTAATACGAATACCAATACAATCAAAACAGATGTCGGTACTGTTAAGACTGACACAGCAACAATTAAAGCTGATGTAGCTGTTATTAAAACCAACACTACACCTGCTGGGTAAACTCGAAAGGGTTTACTTTAAGATATGATTTGAGCCACTAGATCCGAACGCATGGAGCCATAGGGTAATATGGATCATATCTTAAAGTAAATCAACATAACAAGGAGGATGTACTTATGACTCTACTTGAAGCTGTAAATGCTATCCTACCTTATTTAGGACAGCATGTTATTACACGTGTAGAAGATTCACGGAACCCTACAGTATCTCGTATCGTTGCAGCTATTGATCGGCAACGTAAGAGTGTACTTGCAGAGGGTCACTGGTTTAACGAAGTTCCTAATAAGGTACTATTGTTAAACACAGACAAGACAATTGATGTACCACTTAACACCTTAGCTATTTATGGTAATACCAAACGTGTAGCTAAACGTGGTCCTAAACTTTACGATATTGATAATGACACACGGTACTTTACTGGACCTGTTAAAGTTAAGGTTATCTATGATTACCCATTTGAAGAACTACCAGAATATGCTGCACAGTACATTACGTATTTAGCAGGTATCGAAGTATACGTCTCTGATTATGGTATGGAGAACTCTATTCAACTTATGACAGAACGTAAAGAAGCTAACCGTTTATTATTAGTTCAAGAGAATATGCGTAATCGTAAATGGAACAGTAATGATGCAGCTATGCGTCGTAGTCGCTTCCAACGATATTTAAGACGATAGGAGTTATTATGATTCTTGAGGGAGTGTACCCGTCATTCTTGAAAGGTGTATCACAGCAAACACCTCAAGAGCGTAGTGACGGACAATTAGGCGCACAGCTTAATTTATTATCTGATGCTGTAACAGGTTTACGTAGACGTGGTGGGGTTAGATTCCAAACCAAGTTAGCAGGTATTCCTAATAGTAGTTATATACGTTTAATTGACATCAACGGTGTTAATTATATTATGATCGTAGATACTGTTACAGGTACTTTAAAGATTTATAATTTTGATGGTTCCTTACTTAAAGCACATCAAACAGATTATCTTAAGGCTTCCAATGGTAAGGCTAGTATCCGTAGTACAGTCTCACGTAATAATTGCTTTGTATTAAATACAGAACAAGTTATTACTAAGACACCTACAGGTGGTACTAACCCAACACCTAATCCAAGTACAATGGGTTATATCAGTATTCGTTCTGGTCAGTTCTCTAAGATGTATTCGGTAGACATCAAGTCAGGTTCTTATACCTTGAGCTTTGGTGTAGGTACGTCTGGTAGTGAGGCATGGCAGGCTACTCCTGAATGGGTAGCTACGGAAATGGAACAGAAGATTAAAGAAGACCCTACCCTTAACGCACGTTATGATGTTGTAAGAGAGGGTAGTACAGTTGCACTTAAAGCTAAGTCTATTACTGATACAAACTTGCTAGTGATTGAGTCTGGTACAGGTAGTACTTATATTCAGACGAGTAATTCTAGTCGTGTACAAGGTAAGCAAGACATTATTGCTAACCTACCTAATATCCTAGATAAGTATATTATTGCAGTGGGTACAGTAGGTAACTCAGCTTATTACCAATACAACGCTACTTCGAGTACTTGGAAAGAATGCGGTATCTATGAAGCACCTTATAAGTTCACTAACGAACCTATTTACTGGTACTTTGATGATACAGACACTATTCAAGTTAAAAGCCTAGATATTCAGCCACGTGCAGCAGGCGATGATGATAATAACCCATTACCGAAGTTTGTGGATTTCGGTATTACTGGTATTAGTGCTTACCAATCACGCTTAGTACTCCTCAGTGGCTCATATGTCAATATGAGTGCTACAGCAGACTTTAATGTCTATATGCGTACCACTGTAGAGGAATTACAAGATGATGATCCTATTGAAGTGTCTAGTACTGCTTTGAGCGCTGCACAGTTTGAATATGCTGTTCCGTATAATAAAGATTTAGTTTTATTAGCTCAGAACCAACAAGCTGTTATTCCAGCCAACAGTACTGTACTTACACCTAAGACGGCTGTTATCTACCCGAGTTCAAAAGCTAACATTAGTATGGCTAGTGAACCACAGGTTGTATCTCGTAGTTTGTATTATACATATCAACGTGGCACAGATTATTACCAAGTTGGTGAGATGATTCCTAATGCTTATGCAGATGCTCAGTACTATGCACAGAACTTAGCAGACCATATTCCGCTATATGCTACAGGTGTTTGTACTTCAATCACAGGTAGTACTACGGATAATATGGCAGTGTTCAGTTCAGATCAGAAAGAATTACTTGTACATCAATATCTATGGGCAGGTGAAGACCGTCCGTTAATGAGCTTCCATAAATGGGAGTTACCTTACGATGTGCTTCATGTACAATTTCTACAAGAATATTTAGTAATATTTATGGATGTTGGTGATGATTTAGTGGTTGGTACTATTAACGTACAGTTAAACCAACTAGACAATAAGCCTATCCCATTCTTGGACATTTACCAGTACGTAGATATTGTAGATGGTGAGGGTACATTACCTGAGTTCTTACCAGAGGGTGAATTAGTAGCTGCTGTATATAGTTCTGAGACTATGCGACATGCTATGGTTCAGTATGAAATTGAAGGTACTAAGATTAAGTGTCAATTCAATGGACGTATTTATCTAGGTGTACCTTATGAAAGTTCACTCACACTAACACCTCCTTTTGTTAAAGATGATAAAGGTCGAGTAGTTGCGGGTAGTAATAGCACAGTAGTCGATCTTACAATGACATTCAAGGGTACAGGTGAGTTTGAGTACCATGTTTCTGATGCCTATGGTGATGTGTTTGATGGTGAAACATCCGCACAGGCTTGGTCAGAAGCACAACTAGGGTATACGCGAGTAAATACAGTTAGTGATATTAAATTTCCGTGTGGTACATTATTAAGTTCGACAGAGTTTAGTGTTAGAACTACTGGTACAACTGAGTTAAACATCATTAGTACTAGTTATAATATCCGTATACCAAACAGAGGACGGAGACGTTTATAATGGCTATGAATATGCAAGGTGGTATGCAAGGCGCGCAGACAGGTGCATCTATCGGAAGTAACTTCGGTCCTTACGGTGCAGCCTATGGCGCTATTATCGGAGGTGTCTTAGGCTTACTAACACCTGATAAAGATATGGAAGCCTTAAAAGCATACAACAAACAAGTGGTACATAACTTAGGTTCTACGTTATTCGATATGGATCGTCAGCGTAACGTAGAGAACTTACGAACATCCCAAGCTCTTGACTCTTATCGAACACAGGGTCAAGTAGCTGCTTCTCAGTTTAATGCAGCATTCGGTGCAGCAGATATTATTGGTGCAAGTGCAGATGCTCTTAAGAGTACTTTAGATCGTCAAGTTCAACAAGCTACACGACAAGTGTGGATCGATTGGGAAGTTGGTGTGGATAACTACAACACTCAAATTAATGAGGTTGTAAACCGTGCAGCAGGTTCTTTACGTCGTAGTAAAGCTGAGACATCTAAGGTAGATTATGCAGGGATGTTTAAACAAGGTATGGATATGTACCAACAATATAAAGGTGGTTCTACAGGAACTACTACAATGAGTTCCACAGGTGGTGGTTTATCAGGATTATCCGATTTTGGATCATTTGGTAAATCTGGTTCTGCTATTGGTACAAGTTCAGCAGGATCATTAACAGCGTAATATGGAGGGTATATGGCTACTCAAATTCAGATGCCGAATGTACGTGATGTACAAGTAAGTAATTTACAAGCTATCGAACGTCCAGCAGAAGGTAATGCATTGAGTAGCTTTATGCAAGACATATTACCTGCTGCGGACAAAGCTTTACAAACATATAATAAGGAAAATGCTGATCGTCTTATTGCATTAGGTCGTAGTGATCAAATGAATGACGTACAGCGAGAAGTGAATTGGCTTGATGGTATATACTATAATCAAGGTAAAGAATACCAGAAGTTAGTAGCTACACAAGCACAACAACTTCAACAATTCAATGCACGTATTAAAGAGATGGCAGATAGTGGCGCAAGCTCAGATGAGATGTACCAAGTAGGTAAAGAGTATTTAACTCAATACACAGATGCTATTTATAACAGCGATCTTGATGCTGACTTTAAAGAACATCTTTATAAGGAAGGTTTAAAAGAGAACGCTGTCTATCAGAAAACTATTAAGGATACACAACAACGTGTTGCTATTGATAAAGCTTATCAGAGTACATTAACATTACAGGCTAACTATGTAAATACATTACGTACTACAGAGTTAAGTGGTGATGAATTAGACGTACTTACGTATGCATACGTGAATCGTTCTGTAGCTGCTAAGATGACTGCTGATCCTAATTTAACATTAGAAGAAGCTACTAAGTCGGCACAGGATGAAATAGCAAGTGCATTCAAGTTTATCGGGCAGCAAATTGATCCTACAGCACAAGGTGCAGATCAAGTAGTAAATAAACTACGAGGTATGGTGGATCATGCTTATACTAAAGGGTACGTAGATTTAGATACTCTTACAGGTGTACGTAAGATTGCTGATGATATTCATGTAGGTATCACTAACTACAATGATACTATGGCTGATCGTCAGGTAACGGAGTATATTGCTAGTGTTGAAGTAGGTGAGATTCCTTTAGATTCTGATGATTATAATGAGCAGATGCATGCTATTTATAGTAACCCTAATTTGAGTGAAGATAAGAAGACAGCTTTGACTCGTCAATTAACTAACTCTTATGTAACTCAACATAATAAGGTTATGAATGCAGATATTGATATTAACACTATTGATCAATTCCCTGACATGATTGACTTTATTGCAAGTACAGGTAAGGGTGAAGATACGTTTGTAAACCTTTGGACACAGAAGCATCTACGCGAAGCTAATGGTGATGTTTTACAAGGTGGTATGGCAATGATTAACCACGCCTTCTCAGGTAAGACAGATGTACCAGAATTAGCTAAGAAAGGTGCTGAGTACGCTAGTTCACAATTTACAGGTTTTATGGGTATGACTCAAGCTGAGGCTGAGAAAGACCCTTACTATAAGAACCGTGAACAAGTCTTTAATACAATGGCAGGTATGTACCGCAATTATTCACAAACAAACCCAGCACGTGCTGCACAGTTACTTGCAGGTGTTCCAGAAGAATATCGTGGAGCAGTAGAGCAGTTATGGCGTAATGGTGGTCGTATGACTGATGCTCGTGAATTAGTACGTAATCCCGTTAATCGTCAAGTTCGTTATGAGAACATTGATAAAGCGACAACTGCATTAACAACTGATACAACTAAATTAGATAAATGGTTTAGTCGTGGTCATGGTGGTGGCTTCTGGAATAGTCAGAAATCTGCTGTTAAAGATTCACAACTTAATGCTATTATTGTTGCTGCTAAAGCTGGTAAGTTCCAGCTAGCGCCAAGTACTACCACAGCTAGTCCTGAACTTCTTATGGCTAACATGGAGGCTTTAGGTATGCTACAGAAATCACCTAAAGGTTATGCTAGTACTGTCTTAACACCTAATGCTGCTAATGTGGTAAAGGGTATGAAGTCAGATAACGGAGTTCCTTTAAGTTCTGATCTGTTAGGTATAGTGGTAGATAACTACCGTCAAGAGATTGCTAAGAGTCTTAAGACCCGACCAGAGGATATTGTTGTATCTTCTGATGAGGGTGGTACAGGTCTATATTTCCAAGCTTATGACAAAGAAGGTAAGCTAGTAAACGTGTCAGGTGTTGCAGGTATGCAAGGCGCACAGATTACAATGAACCGTCTACGTAATGATATGGCTAAGGAGTATAGTAATCGTGGTAGTAAGCAACTAGCTGCTACTAAGACTTACGCAGGTGGTTTAGTTACTGGACCTTCAAATACGTTATATGGTGATAATATGCGTCGCTACGGTGGTGCTATGTCTGGTGGTCGTGCTAGACCTGTTACTATCAACAGTAATGGTAGTCTTGGTACATTCCCACTTAAACGTATTGGTGGTGGTACAAGTACCGTCCGTATCCCAGCTAACATGGCAGGTATGTTCAATGGTAATATTGGCTTAGCTACACAGTTAGTAAGTAACCTCAATACATTCGAATCTTTCGCAGCCCAACAATCTTTTGTTAAAGGTGTAGGTGGTGCAAGTTCTGGTAATGTGTATGGACATGGTATTCGTATGGATAAGCACCCTAAATGGAAAGCTAAGTTTGATGCAGTAGCAGGTGATACACAAGGTATTATGAAAGTGGAGGCAGACTTCTTCAATGAGTACTTTAACGGTATGGGTAATCGTCTAGCTAAAGTCGGTGTACCTGTTCCAACAGCAGCCCCTTACCCGCCACAGTATAAACAATCTGTTATGCTATTAGCAGACGCATGGTGGCATGGTGGTGGTGGTGCAGCAGATACTATTACCAGAGCTATGAACGCACCTACCTATGCAGATGGTTTACGTATTCTTAAAAGTATGCCTATCTATTCAGCAGGTGGTAATACACAAGACAAACGAGAGAAACATCAACGTAATCGCTTCTACCGAGACGCGCTACGTCAACATTTTACAGCACAAGGTAAACGATAGGAGGATATTATGGCTGGACTTTTTACAGGAACACAAGAATCTAAATTGTTACCAGAGGTTCAGCCTGAACTACCTATTGTTCCTGCTGGTAATGCACCTAAAATTAATCATGTTATAAACACACAACCACAAGGTCAAGCTGATGAAGTTGACCTTACTACCGAGACTCAACAGTTAGAGAGCTTAGAGCGAGAAACACCTCCATCTATATTGGACACAGCTATCGCAGGATTTGCACCTACTGGACGAGATTGGTTACGTAGTGGTATGGACAAATTAAGATATGACCGCGACCCTAACTTTACACCTGACGAATTTACAGATCAGTTCTTTAAAGATTGGGGTATGCAACATGCAGATGAAGCGGAATATCTTAACAAAGCAGTAAACTACGCAGATTGGAAAAGTCGTACAGAGCGTATCGTTTCTAAACGTGAAGATGCTAAAGCATTAGCAGAGAATCCTATTACGGGTATCGCAGCTAATCTTATTGACATCGACTTACCTTTAGCAGCTATCCCTTATTTAGGTTGGGCAGCTAAAGGTTCACGTATGGCTCAAGTTGGTGTACGTGCAGCACAGGCAGCTACGGCAGCAGGTGCAGCTTATGGTGTAAACGTAGCATTAGAGGATCAATCTATTCGATCTGAGGACGAACGTTTTATGGATTCCATTACGTTTGGTCTAGGTGCTGGTTTACGTGCTATTAAACCTGTACAACATCTTGATGATGCTATCAGTGCTGAACTTAAAAGTTTAGGTTCTACAGATCATCTCATCGAACCACATGTACAACAATCTTTAGAGGCTGCTAAAGAAGATATTATTAAATCTACATCTATGCCTATTAGTACACCGAGTGGCACACCTTCCGATATAATTAAAAAACATGGTTGGTTAGCAGAGTTATCTAGTTCTTATGATAAACTTTATTATTTGACTCAAGGTGATAACTCCACAATAGTTAATCGTTTATTAACAGGTGTACACAACAACGGTGATGATGTAGCTACGGCACAAGCAGCTTACTTAAATAACTATTCATGGCGTTTGGCTGGTTTAGAGAAAGATTTAAGTGATGCTGTAGCTGAAATTACATTGGTTAAACCTAATCCTATTACTCGAAATAATGGATCGTATGGTAGAGCCACACAGGAAACAATGGAGAAGTTCCAAGAGTCTATGCAACGCTTAGACGCTAAAGTCTTAGAGCTAACAGAGCAATTAGGACAAGTACCTTCTGATGCAACTATCAAGCAACTTATTAATACTATTGAACCGCATCCAAGTATGCAACGTGTTATGCGAACCTATATTGATTCAGGTTTTGCTACACGCGTACTGGATGATGCTAAAGCGGTAGGATTCTTAGAAGCAGAAGGTGCTGATCAGATTGTGCGTCGTAGTACGTATATGCCTGTACGTCATAGTTATGATCGTATATTAGATGCGGTCGAAAGTCGTAAGTTAGGTTCGTGGGATGATATTGCTCATTTCTACGGTAAACAGATTACGCGTATCTACCCTGAACTGTTAAACCCTAAAGGTAATTTCAAATTAACTGAGAAGCAAGTTGGACAACACTTCTTACAAACGCAACGTGACGCTGCTCGGAACTTATCTGAGGTAGCAACCACAGGTATGACTAAGGAACAGATTCATAATGTACTTACTCGTGCAGGTTTAAGTAACGAAGATGCTAGTGGTGTAACTGCTCGTATGTTTGAGGCTTCTAAAGATGCTCAAGGTCAACCTAAGAACCTACGTAAACGTATGGATTGGGATTGGAATATGACTTATAAGTCCAGTACTGGCAAAACATTCGGTATGAAAGACTTAACAGATTCTAGTACCTTTGGTAATCTTGAAGAATATTCACGTCGTATGGCTGCTCGCAATGGTCTGGCACAGTATGGTATTAAGTCTGAGGCAGAGTTAGATAATCTATTAACCTCGTACTTAGATAAACTACCTAAAGGACAAGACCCACAGAAAGCACGTAAGTTCTTTCAAGCAGTCCGTGATGACTTACTAGGTCGTCCTATCGGAGAAGCTGCACCAGAAGCTTTACGTACATCTCAAGCGGTAGCAGATATGATGTTATTGGCTAACTCAGGTTTATACGGTATTATCGACGTAGCAACTCAGGTTTATAAGACTGGTGTAGTACGTAGCTTCCCACATATCTATCGTGGTCTAAAGACTGCTGTTAAAGGTATGAAAGGGTTTAGTACTACTGAGGCTAAAACGTTGGAGGACATCTTCACAGGTAAACTTATTGCACCTTCACGATGGAAGAACTTCATGAGTCACTATTCAGATGGTTATTCAGTATCTAATGGTATTCATGAGGCTGCTCAATATTATAGCCAGAGTACACGTTTCCTAAACTTATCCGAGTATCTTAAACGATTCCAGATTGGTATGTTAATGGGTGTGTATGGTGATGTACTACGTGGTGTTGCTAGTGGTAATGCTCGTGATATTAAATACATGAAGACTAAGATGAAGGTATCTGATGAACTTCTTAGCGCTATCCAAACTGAATGGAAAGCTAAGGGTGGTAATATCGACTCTTGGTCTAACGCTACTCGTGTTGCTCTTGAACAGAAGATTTTCAACGAGTCTGATAACCTAGCATTCAACATCCAGAAGGGTGAGATACCTAGTATCCTTGAGCATAGTACAATGGGTAAGGTTGTCTTCCCATATATGCGTTATGCATTCGCTATGCAACAGAAAGTACTACGTCGTACATTAAACCGTGATGGTGCTGTAGGTCTAGCTTTGCTAATGGCAGCGCAAATGCCAGCAGCTATGTTAGTAGGTGCAGCAATTAATGTACGTAATGGTAAGGAGCCTGATGATGACCTTGCTAAGATGACAGTTAAGACTATGAGTGCTTTGGGTTCTTGGAACTACCCATTAGAGATGCTTATTGGAGGTGTGGATCAAAGCTCAGTAACAGCTTTAGCCCCGTTAGGTAAGACATGGAATTTTGTGAGTGAATTGGCTACAGGAGAGCCAGACTTAATTACGCTAAAGAAAAACAGTATTGCTAACTCAGCAGTATTGTTAGATGCTTTAGCATTAGCTTTTGAGGATTGATAATTTATGAATATACTACGCTCATTTACAGAGACAGTGGTGACTACACCTACAGATACTTTCCCTATCAGTTTTGAATATGATGAGAAATATGATGCTGTACATGTCTTTCTTAATGACGTGGCAGTTGAAGACTTGGGGTACACGGTATCTCAAGTCAATGCTGTTACTCTAAAAGTTGAACCTGCTATTCCAGAAGGTACTGTTCGTATTGAACGCGAAACAGATATTGATAAGATGAAGTACATCTTTGATGCTGGTGCGTTATTCATTGACCAGAATGTGGATGCAGATTTTAAACAGATCGTACACTCGCAGCAAGAGGTACGTGATGGCTTTATTAAACTACGTGGTGATGTACTACCGCTTGTACACGGTTTACAAGAAGCTTTGCAACAGGCACAAGAAGCTAGTGAAGCTGCTCAAGAGGCAGCAGATGCTGCCGAGGAAGCTGCTCAAGTAGCCAGAAGTGCAGACAAGATTATTGATTCAAGTGGTTTAACCCAACAAGATATTAATGATCGCCTAGCAATTACATACCCAACTGCGGTAGGTTTAGTTGGTAAGCCTAACTTAAAGGATGCAGATGTAATTTATGTTCAGAGTTACAGTAACATCTTTGATGGGGGTGACGGTTACTATCGAGTGTCAGCGGATACTACTACTGTAGCCGATGGCGCTTACGTGATTCGTATTAACCCTAACTTAATTGCAACAATGCTCAATACTACAGGTAGTGTAGATGTAGCGCGGTTCGGTGCTGTAATGAATGCGGATGTGGGTCCGTTTATCGAGAAAGCATTTAAGTACTTCCGTGATGTGTGTTTAACTAAACCATACAAACTTAACACTGTAGTAGGTATACCTAACCAGAACAACTACTCTAAGAACGTTTATTACTTACGAGGTTTAGGTGATCCAGAGATTACAGTAGATTGCCCTAGTGCGGTATTTACGTCGGCTTCTGCAAAGTTAGACCCAACTAGCACAGTTAATAAATTTACAGCTAAGATAGATGTATCTAATATTAGCTTCATTGGTACGACTGTAGCCAATTCCGTAGTATTTAACGGTGATCGACTTTATAATATTAATGTACACCATAATAACTTTAAAGGTAACATTACTATCTTTAAGGCGTATGTTAAGCGCGAAGTTGGTCGTCAGTACACTCAAAGTGTCTCTATCAACCATAACCACTTAACAGGTGTATATCGTGTTATAGAATCTGATAAATCTTATAACTTAGATTTCTCTTATAACATGTGTGAAGCATGTATCGGTGGTATCTATGTAGGTGTAGATGCACCGTGGGACCCTAATAATATCTCTCTTACTATCCACCGTAACTTGTGGGAAGGTAGTGGTATGTTATTAAAGACTAATGGTGGTATTATCGGTGGTACTATCTCAGCTAACTACTTCGAGAACAATACCTTCAACGATGCAGGTATTGAGAAGTGTTTAATCAGTATTAATCGTACTGGTACGGGTGCGGGTTATGCAAGTGGTTTGGTTATCTCAGGAAACACATTCTCAGGTAACGGTGCTATCCCAGACTTTGTAGATGTTCGCTATGTCAACCAAAGTACGGAGTCGTCATCTACGAGTAAGACTGCTAATGTTAAACCTGTAGTATTCATTGGTAACTGGTCTAATAGTTACTTGATGACTAACTTTGCAGGTGCGTTGTTGATTAATAACCGTTGTAGTAACCGTAACACTATGTTCAACGCATACAGTCCTCAAGAGGGTCGTGTTACATTTGCATCGGGTTATTTAGATAAACCGCTATCCAGTATGCTCAGTGGTAACTTACTTAACTTGATTACACTTGACACTCGACCATGTTTCACTGCGGGTTACATCAATACTAACTTCAAGACTACATTTGACGTTAATGTGTTGTTTAAAACTTCGGGTGGCATTAATACCGCAAGCTGTAGTTTTAAATTAGATGTATTTGTATATACACCTCTAGGTGCTGGTACACCTCCAAAGTCTAACCTTAAAGCAGTTATGTCTGCATTCATGCAATCAGACACTAACGATATTATCAGTACAGGTGTTAATGAGACTATGAAGTCTGTTATAGGTGCTACACCTACAATGGCTGTAGTTAATAATGGTGACGGTACATATGGTATTCGTTTAAGTCCGTTTACTAACGCATCATCACCTAACTGGGGTGCTATAACATCTGCACGTATTGAGTACACTTATCAAGGTACTTTAATAGCGTCACATACTTCAACATATTCAACTGCTAACTTATTAACTATCACATAAGGAGTTATTATGAACTACATAGATCAGGTCTATGCCGTTCTGATCTATGTATGGTCAGGCTTAGATAAATTGATCGTAGGTGCTGCTGCTACATCTTTTGTAGTGGCACTACTACGTACTAAGAAAGAGGATAATAAATTCTCGTTTATTGAAGCACTACTTTGTGGTATCTTTACAGCTATCGCATTAGTAGGTATGAGCTTCTTAGGTACATTAACAGGTATCATTGTACCTGAAACATTAACTGCTGGCGCTGCTCACGTAGTAGCTGGATTTATTGGTTGGTATGGTACAGTGCGAACTATGAAATATTTAGAAGGGAAGGTGTCAAATGATTCTGACTAAAGATGGGTTTGGTATTATCCGTAATGAACTATTCGGAGGTAAGTTAGATCAAACGCAAGTAAATGCGATAAACTTTATTGTGAAGAAAGCTACTGAGTCTGGTTTATCTTATCCAGAGGCAGCCTATTTACTAGCTACCATTTATCATGAGACTGGTTTACCAAGTGGCTATCGAACTATGCAACCTATTAAAGAAGCTGGTTCTGATAACTACCTTCGATCTAAGAAGTACTACCCGTACATTGGTTATGGTTATGTACAGTTAACTTGGAAGGAGAACTATGGACGGATTGGTAAACTTATTGGAATTGACCTAATTAAGAATCCTGAGAAAGCGCTAGAACCTTTAATTGCTATTCAGATTGCTATCAAAGGCATGTTGAATGGTTGGTTCACAGGTGTTGGATTCCGACGTAAACGTCCAGTTAGTAAATACAACAAACAGCAGTACATAGCTGCGCGTAATATCATTAATGGGAAAGATAAGGCTGAGCTTATAGCGAAGTACGCTATTATCTTTGAACGCGCTCTACGGAGCTTATAGGAGGGTTTATGGACGGTTATGGTATAAGTTAGGAGGATTCTATGCATTGGTACGATACCGAGCGTCTTGGTGGGCGTATTATACCTATTATGATTTTAATATGCTTACTCATACAAGGTGCATATTGTGGATGGTTTAATTAGGAGGATTCTATGGCAGGTAAGAAAACAGGGGCTAGTGTTAGCCGTCTATGCTTGTTGCATGAGTTATTGGTAGATATGTTCATTAAAGATATTAAGGATGCTATAGATGGTGGCTACCCTTTAGCATCTGCTGATAAGAACGTTATCGTTACGTTCTTAAAGAATGAAAGTATTACAGCCACACCTGATGCAGATGGTATGGAGAAATTAAAAGAAGAATTAAAAGACCTATCGGAAGCACAACGTGCGAAGGTAGATGCTTTAGTAACACAAGTTGAATCAGGTCAATTCGATGATCTGTTAGGACCTATACAATAAGGAGTTGTTATGATTGATGCGACGTTCCGAGAACGCTTTAAAAGATTACGGGCACATGTTGCTCAACACAATGATAGACCAGAGTTAATCCCTAAAGAAGATCGTGAAATGTTCGCATTAATGTTTGCAGGGTTATTCCTGAGTTTTCGAGACTTTGCTGAGTTAGGTATGGCTTATCTCGGGTTTAAGATGTCGGAGATTCAGGAGGACATTGCAGACTACATGCAACATGGTTATAAGTACCGTATGGTGCAGGCACAGCGTGGGCAGGCTAAGAGTACCTTAGCTGCTTTATATTGTATCTGGCGCCTTATACAGCGTCCTAAAGACCGTTGTTTGATTGTATCTGCTGGTGGTGATCAGGCTGACTCTATCGCACTGATTATTACACGTATCATTAACCAATGGGATATTTTATGTTGGATGCGTCCAGATACGACCAGAGGTGACAGGGATAGTGCTAAGAACTATGATATTCACTGTGATCTAAAAGGTATTGATAAATCCGCTTCTGTATCTTCTGTAGGTATCTCTGCACAGTTAGCAGGTAAACGTGCTGACTTTCTGTTAGCAGACGATATTGAGGTTATGCGTAACTCTATGACTCAAACAGAGCGTGAGAAGTTAGCATTACAGACTCGTGAGTTCTCAGCTATCTGTATTCATGGTGACATTATGTATTTAGGTACACCTCAGACTAAGGACTCGATTTATCGTGAACTACCTCGTCGTGGTTTTAGTGTTCGAGTTTGGACAGGTCGTTACCCTACAAATGAAGAGTTAGAACGTTACGGATCAGGTACAGAGATTGCACCTATGATCATGAAGCGTTTATTAGAAAATCCAGAATTACAAACAGGTGGTGGTATTGAAGGTAACAGAGGGCAACCTACTGACCCTAACCACATCGGAGAAGAGACTTTACAATCTAAAGAGTTGGACTATGGTCCAGAAGGTTTTGCATTACAGTACATGCTAGACACAACATTATCTGATGAGATGCGTACCAAGATTAAACTATCAGATATTCCTGTTGTTGGTACAGGTACAGATTCCGCACCAGAGGTGGTTCAGTACAAATGTGATCCAACTACAGCATATAAAGAATTAACACCAGCGATGACAGCCTTTCGTATGTATTGGGGTATTGGTTCTGATAAGTCTGTACCGTTTGAACATAAGGTTATGATTATTGACCCTGCTGGTTCAGGTGGGGATGAGATTGCATTCGCTACAGGTGCAGCTACTAACTCTTATATTTACTTACTATCGGTAGGTGGTTTTAAGGGCGGTACAAAAGAAGAGAACTTGAATAAGGTTATCATGAAGATGGTTACGTCGGGTATTAAAGATTTAGATATTGAACGTAACATGGGACATGGTACTGTTACTCAGTTAGTCGTAGCTCAAATTGAGAAGTTGCGTTTAAAGGCTTCTAAAGGCTCACAGGACGAAGATTTCCTTGAACTGCTACAATCCTACGGGGTTACTCATTCAGAGCTTAATAGCGCGCTCTCAGGCGTTGCTGTGAACGATTATTTCGTTACTACTCAGAAAGAGCGTCGTATTATTGATACTATCTCACCTGTGACTCGTCGTCATAAATTAGTAGTGACAAGTTCAGCTATTCAAGAAGATTGGGAATACTGCTTACAACATCCTATGGAAAAGCGTAACCAATATAGCTGTTTCTATCAGTTAGGTAACATTACTTATGATAGAGGTAGTTTGGTACATGATGACCGTGCTGACTGTGTACAACGGTTAGTAGAGCGTCTATCACCATTCTTAGCTAAAGATGATGAAGCTGGTGCAGTTAAACGCCATGAGGAAGAGATTGCAGAGTGGAGACGTAATCCTATGGGTTATACACATGGTAAGTTCGCTAACACAGGTATGCGTAGAGGTTCTGGAACTACTAAGAAGTTTGGAGGTCGTCGTAAATGACAGAACAAGAAATTAAAGAAAGACTAGCTAATAATTGGTTAGTCATCAATGCTGCTAAGCAGTTAGTACTATTCGTAAAGGAGAAATTAAATGAAAGTAAACCTATCAGCACTAAAGAAGATCAAGCACAGTGATGCAGTAAATGTAATAGGTACTCTAGGAACCATTGTAGAGAGCGCTAAGGCGGTTAATTCTGTTCAGGAGTACAAAGGTAAGGACAAGGTTAATAAAGGGCTATCAGGGGCTTCTAAAGCGCTAGATATAGCTGCTGTTATTCTTAACATTCTAAAGTAATTTACTAAGGACTGTTGGTGACTTATGTGGGAAGGTTCTCTTGCAAGTTATAGTTGAATCCAAAATTTGACATATATTTGTGAAAGGGTCTCTCCCACCTAACCCGTCCCGTTTACCCCCTGTACCCTCTTTCTTGAGGAATTTCTAGGAACTCTCTTATCAAGAGTCCTTATCAAGATTCTTATCTCTAAGCTTAATCACTCATTAGATATACATATAGCATCATGTTTAGAACTATTATGTATAGAACGATTAGAACGATCATATCTGTAGTCATTGGAGTATCCCTTATCAAC